GAGTTTTTTCATGAACAGATAAAGGAATGCACTAGCAATCGTATTAATCGTGTGGAGGCAGCCTGGGCCTTCTACGAATGTGCCCGCTACCTGTTGGCCGGCAATGCTCTTAAACCCAATACTAAGCTTGATCCCAGAAACCCCAAAGTGGAGCAAGCTTTCGTAAATTGGCATATGTCAAAATTGGAACAAAAGATATTCATCAATCTTTCTGACAAGTTTGTGCATTGGTTAAAGAACAAAGTCCACGTGCCACCAGGTAGCTCGACCGAATTCCGTGAAACAGTTAACAAAGCCGTTCACTTGTGCCTTGTGTTTCATCGGCAGGAGAGAGACAAAAAGAAACGTGCGCAGATTGATTGCAGCGTGCACTCTCCCGATGGGCATTCCATCGTTGTTTCAATTCCCCGCGCAAGTCTGCCTTTCTTGCGTGATTCCGTTCCGAAGGGATGCATAGTCAACGAGATCACTTCTGAGTCTGCTGTTGGTAGTTCGTCTGGGCAACGACCAACAACAGGTGGTATCTCAGTATATCGCGCGCAATCCCAATTAAACGGAGCGAATGGCGAAGCTACCGGCAAGGATGATGTAAGCATGTGTTGTATGGTAATGTTGTGTCCTTTAATTGTGTACTGTGTATTATGGTGTGGGATGGTTATCTACTACTTGTGTTTATTTAGTTCTGAAGACGGTAAGCGTGTGACTGTGTTCGAGCACCAACCTTTGGTCAACTATACAAATAAGATTTCGAAACCGGTGAATGATGTACGTTTTTCGTTCAACTTCACTACTGGCGAATTCTCGTTTAATTTTGCTCGCACACAGAGACCCAACGGTCAGTGTCAACTGAATGGGGTTAATGGTGAGTGCACTAATGAGGATGATCGTGCACCACCACCGGAGCAACCACCAAGTGTGGAACCTGAAACTCCAACCCCTCCTCCAGCCCCGCCTATGTTATCCGAGTGGACCTTGGATGACGTCAATGCAATGACAGCCGGTGAGATATTGGCATTCATTCACGGCGAGACTGAGAGTGACACTGACGAATCCAACCTCACCGATGATGCGCACCCTGGTGCGATCATTGATATAGAGGATCTGGGTGACCATTTACCACTGAGTCACCAGCCCATCCTGGACCATGGGATTGCTTTACCCCATGCACCCACTGGTCCCAGTGTGGATGGCGCAGATACCCCTTATTTTGACGTCCCTTTGAGTGAGCTGCCCGACTTCGCCCCGGGGGAAACCGTACATAATATGTTCAACCATT